CCAATAATAATTGCGCCAATAATTAATGCTAAAAGTAAGTTTACTATTTCTTTTTTCATTATAAAAGTTTAAAATCAACAATTTTTTGATATTCTAAATGTGTTGCAAAAGAAGCAAAATATCCTTTTCCTAATTTTTTTGCATATTTACTTGCGAAACCAGAATCTTTAAAAGGTAAAAAATCTACAATCTTGCTTTCTTTAGTTATTATACTGCAATAATTACTAAAAATAAAATAATGTGGATTTTTTGGATTGCTAAGTAATTCTTTGTTAATCTGTTTCATAATAAGTGTTTTTGTTTATACAGCTAATATAAACCTTTCTTTAATAATAGAACACTTAAAGTAAACTTTTTTTTAAAAAATATTACAATATTTTATAATATATTGTAAATCAATTAGTTATAAAATGGCTAAAACGGGCAATTTCACTGTTATTTCACAGTTTCTTTAATCTTATAATGCCTTTCATATATATGCATATTGCAAACATAATGGTAGTATTTGCCAACTTTTCTTCCTAATTCTTTTGCTACGATTATTTGAAGTTCACTAAAACAGTATTGATCATTGCAGAAACCATAAACAAGATCATTTGATCTCATCATTACTTGCATACTTAATTCGTCATTATTATCTATATAGAAATTAATAGCATATGTGCAGATTGTGTCTTTAGCATATTTATCTATTTCTTTACCATCATACAGTGAAATACTCGCTCTACGTGTCAGAGGATCATTTCTAAGCATGTCTATAACCTTATTAAGTTGGTTATTTCTTTTCCACTGATAGCCATAGTTAGAATTGACATTTCCATTCTTATCCATCATGGTTGCCCATATCTTAGCTTTCTTAGATATTTCTTCTGCATTAGGATTACCTGACAGGTACCATTGGAACTCATATTCAGCATAGTATGGATTCCATTTACGCCATTCTGTTCTTATTAAGTTTTCTTTAGGTGTTCTTATTTCAACTAATACATTGTGGACTGTTTTAGTTCCATTTCTTTCTTCACCATTTTTCATTATAATGTCATACAAGTCTTCAAATGCATCTTGAGCATTATAATATGATTTGTTGTACATAAATCTTTGATTTTCGTAATAGGTTTAATCCATCAAGGATTCTATATTCTTCTAAGTAATATACTTCTTTTATTCCAGACTGAATAATTATTTTGGCACATTCAAAACAAGGCGACAAAGTTACATACAATGCCGCCCCATCTGAATTGTTTGATGACTTAGCACATTTTGCTATTGCATTTGATTCCGCATGAAGTACATCTGGTCTTGTAGATCCATCTTCTAACTCACATACATTATGAAAACCACTAATTGTCCCATTATAACCAATTGCTATAACATTATCTTGATTGACAATTAATGCTCCTACTTTTTTTCTTACACAGTAAGAAGCTTGTGCCACATTCAGAGCTAAATTCATGTAAAATGTATGCTTATTCTGCATTTTTTACAAATGTTCCATTTTCCATTTTACCACTTCTCTTTGCAATAACTTCGTATGCGCCATTAATACAATGTTCTATTTTAACTCCTCCAAGATGAGCAAGATTTGTTAGAACAACAACGCAATCTCCTATTGCATCATTAAATTCTAAATGATCATTTTTTAAAATAGCTTTTGCAAGTTCACCTGCTTCTTCTTGTAGTTTTACAAATTGAGTCTTTACATCACCTTTTTCATATAATCCTCTACTTCTTGCCCATTTTCTTATAGGTTCAAATTCATTAGTTAATTCCATATTATTTACGTTTTAATACCCACAATGTATTGCGAGATTGTTCAGGAAAAAATGGTGCAATAATTACGCTAAGCAAGTTACTATCATAGTATGCTTTTAATTCTTCAAACATTTTAATAAATTTATTTCTATAAAATACTTCAAGCATATTTCCTTTGCCACATCCAAAGTCTACTACTGTTTCACCAATTTTGGCTTCTTTAACAATATGTGACCATCTTAAATAATGTGCAAATTGATCTCTGTGAAATACATGCCTTTCAAATGTTGAAACAGGATCTAAATCTGTTGTGTTATACCGCTTCATTAGGTGATGTGTATTTGGTTAAAGTTACTTTAGTTAATTGTTTAGAAAATAGTTTGCCATTAGATTTTACTTGACAATACTCTTTGTTGTCTTTTTTACTTGTGTAGATTTTTACAACTTCTCCTACAATTGTTGTTTTTGGTTTAGAAAATGATTCAAACTGAACATTTGCACCGATTGTGATTGTTTCCATTTTTATTTAATTTTGTTTAAAAAATCGTTCATTGATGAAAGATATGCAACTGCATCAAGCAAATTGTCTTCTTTATGATTATAAGATTCTCTGGAAAGTTTTAATGCAATTAATGCCTTGTACATTATTTCGGCATCAACATTTAATCCTGTCATACCATTTAAAATCTGAGCAGCTCGTTGCATGCCTTCTTCAAATGGTCCATATTGTCTTTGTTTTTCTTCTGTACGCTCATATACTATCTCATGAGCCTTCTTTAGTATATTATTCATGTAATAGGTTTATTACGCAAATATACTAATTTCTTGAAAATACACAAGAATTTTATAAAATTAATTTAATACAGTATAATTAATTGATAATCAATAACTTACATAAAGGAATATCTTCCTCTTGAAACATTATCTAATAGGTTCAAGCATATATAACGTGTAGCATCTATTGCGTGATTCATAAAATCAACAGGAACATTTTCAAGTTTTCCATCTTTACTTTGTTTCCATTTATATGCATTTAACTCTTTTTTTAAATTATGACTACTTTGAGTAACATTTATTTTATATCTTTTGAGAATATTTATTGATTGCCTAATACTATCATTTCCTTTTTTTGCAGGTTCTACAAACCAACCATATGATTGTAATTCAGCAATTGACTTAGGTTCAGCAGAGTCAGCAACAATAGTTCCTGATATATTTAATTCTCGCATTCTGTTGCTTATATCCACATTTAATAATCTTTTCTCATAAATTAATTCATCTAAAACTATTTCTCCATTTTGATTATACATTGCAATCAAAGAAGTAGGATCATTTGTAAATCCAAAGTCTAATCCATAACCTATAAGTTTTGCATCTAAACTAACATTTGGTATAATATTATAATCTCTAAAAATTACTCCTTCTAATTTACCAGTTAATCCTCTTGCATAAACTTTCCATAATTCTGGATCTTCAATTGATTCAATTTTGTTATGAATGTTCTGATCTAAAAACGTATTATGACGATGATCTGAAATTATTAATGTAACATTTTCTTTACCTATTAAATCACTATGCACCCAAAACTCTGTATTTGGGTTATAATCTAAATATGTTCTTCTTTTTGTTCTTAAATATAATTCATCAAATATTGGTTTAGGTATTCCATTAACCTCATTCATAAACAAATAATCACGTTTTCCAGATTTAGCATCTTGCCAATCATCATAACTTTTAAACTCTATAATGGAACCATTAAAAAATGTAAATACCCTATCTGACTTATTATAATTATTAATGTATGCTTGTAATATTTCACTTGATGAAACAATAGTTTCAGCATCTCTTAATGCACCAACTTTTAAATTTGGAATATCTTGACCAACAACAGTAATAACTTGATTTGGTTCTTCAATAGCATGCAAAAATAAATTCTGCATTATTGCATAGGTTTTACCTGAAGAGGTTCCACCTTGATTAATTATTATTTCTGTTTTAGCGTCTCTATTTGCCTTAAAAACATCTGTTGTTTGAAAAATATTATTTTGTAACATCTACATCTGTTTCTCTATTTGCTAAAGGAACTTGACTTGAATTTATAATAACCTCAATTTTCCCTTGTAATTGACCGTTTACATTTGCATCAATTGTTTCTCTTGGCTTTCCAAAAGTTCTTGTTAATAATGTATCTAAAGAATATAAACTACCTTTTTTTAATGATTTTATAATTGAGTTTGCAACAGTAACTTCTAATACAGTTGCTTCAGTATTTTCTGTAACTTCAATCAACTCATCGACAGTCATTGAAATTAATACTTGTATTGCATCATTAACTTCAGATAATTTATAACCCTGATCTTTTAAATTTGATACATATTTCCTTGGCCTGCCGTTCATATTTCTTTTTTCATCATACCCTTTTTTAAAGGGTTTTAAGTTTTGTTCATTTGCCATATATTATATTTTGACAAATTATAAAATTATCTACCCTGACCACGATAATTTCGTTCTTTTCTGTCATGTTTATTAAATGATTTCTGTGCTTTACCTTTCTTTCGTTTACCAAAGGTAACTTTTATTTTATCCTGTGATCCTTTTTTCATATCAATTGATATATTTTACTCCATGCTGTTGGCAATGATAAATGTTTGTGTATTCTATAACCTATGTCAAGAAAGAAAGAATCCCACTCTGATTGTTCTTTTACATTAATATGCCCCCATGCCTCATCATTATCTGTTTTCTGACTTGTGCTGCTAAATAAAATCCATATTGGGTTTATATGTTGAAACATTGCTCTTATTTCACCATCAGTCATATGTTCTGCTGTTTCAATAAACATTAAGATATCAAGTCTGTTTAAATTATATTTAGTTTTAAGCTGTTCAAGCTTTGTTACCACTCGCAAAGCAGGTAAGTTTTCTTTTAAATAATCTCTGTGTGCTTTAAACTTTTCGAAAGCATAAACATCTAATCCG